CGCAGACCTCCTAGAGTATCAGAACAACGCCAAGGAGCATCCACTGCTCCAAGTTGACCAGATAGCGGCATCGATTGAGCAGTTCGGCTTCAACAACCCCATCCTCGCATGGCACAACGACGATGGCGAGCCTGAGATTGTGGCAGGCCACGGACGCCTCATGGCGGCACGGAAGCTCGGACTCCAAGAGTTGCCAGTCGTGTTCCTCGACCACATGAGCGAGGAGCAGCGCAGGGCGTACATTTTGGTTGACAACCAACTCACGATGAACAGCGGGTTCGACATCGAGATATTGCAGAGCGAGCTTGCCGGCATTCACGACATAGACATGGAGCAGTTCGACTTTGCCGACGCATTCGACCTAGAATTCGAGGACTTCGACGGTGACGGCGATGGCGGAGGCTCAAGGATGGGGAGCGGTTCCGGATGCAGGGTGGTCATAGGTCCACACATCGCCGACATCAAGGAGGACGGGGACGAGTGCTATCAGAGAGCCAGCGCACTTGACCCGGACGTCATGGTGAGATTCATACATGACGCGCTCATGAGCGGAGAGCTTTCATGAGGCTGTGCTTCCCCCAATACTTCGAGTCAAAATCACGGTTCCTATCGTACACGGTGGTAGCGAAGGCGTTCACGCTGGCAGGTCACGAAATCGTAAACGACATGGACGAATGCGACGCGGTCCTATTCTCGATGTGCGACGCGATGGAATACCGCGACCTGATGAGGATGCGGGACAGGTCGAAGGGCAAGGTCCTCATAGTCGGGGGCAGCTACGCGTTCAACTTCTGGTCGGCGAAGCTGTACTGCGACGGTGTGTGGGTCGGAGAGGTCTACGAGATGGCAGACTGCGAGACGGTCGACGACATCCTCTCATCGGTCCACTGCTACACCGGAGGGGACGAGCTTCCGACGTCATCCATCAGGATAGACTGGGCAAAGGTTCCTATAGCCCAGATAGCTCCGGGAAAGGCGTACTACTGGGGTGGGACGGGATGCAAGAACCATTGCAGGTTCTGCTTCACGAGCTGGACCCATCCACACATCGTGAACAGCCAAGGACGCATCCAGAAGGCGCGTCAGGTATGCAAGAGAAAAAAGATTCACCTCATGATTTCGTCCAACGAGTACGACAACGACCCCGGCGCAAGCACGTTCGACATGCTGCTCAAGGACTACCTGAAGACGCCAGTCAGCGCCAACCTAGTGAGATGCGGCATAGAGTTCGCCACCGACGAGAGCAGGAAGAGGGTAGGCAAGCCAGTCACCTTCGATGATATGTACAAGGCGTTGCAGAAGGCCGAAAAAGAGCGCGTCAGGATGAAGTGGTTCCACATAACAGGGTACGACCGGAAGAGCGACTGGTACGACTACATCGACAAGCTGTGCTGGATGCTCGACAAGGTGCGCTACTCGCTGCTGATAACGGTCGAGTTCAACAACCTACAGTACCAGAACTACACCCCGCTCTATGCGGAGAGGAAGTCAATCAACCCAGACAACTACGCGACAAGGGATGACACGAAGGCATGGACCGACAGCCTGAGGAAATGCACGAAGTCGGTCATGGTCGGACAGCCGTCATCGTTCCAGAGGGCAGCAGCGAGGATGGGCGTAGAGCTTGCGACGAACAGCGAGCAGGCAGAGTTCTGGGCGAACGTCATGGTGAACCCGCACAAGAAGCTTACGGTCGACCAAGCATACCAGTCATTGTTCGACACCGGAGTCATGGACACGAAGGCGCTGATGCTGAATCCCAACACGGGAGAGATAAGGGTGAACGAGAGGTGGACATAGCGATGGCTAACCCAGAGAACCTGAAGGGGCACGAGTTTACCAGCGATCAGAGCCGCGAGGAAGCCGCGAGGAACGGGCGCAAGGGCGGCAAGGCAAGCGGTGAGGCAAGGAGGCGCAGGAAGGAGCTTCGCGAGCTGGTCAACATAGCCTTCGAGCGGGTAGTGTCCCACGACAAGGACGGAAGGCCGATAACCGCCGACGAGGCTATGGTACTCAAGCAGCTACAGAACGCGCTCGACGGGGACACCAAGGCGTTCGTCGTGCTGAGGGATACAGCGGGTCAGCAGCCCGTCCAGCGCGTCGAGGTGGACACCATCGACCCGCAGGCACGCGCTGAGATGGACGAGCTGTTGGGCCTATGAGAACGCAGCAGGACAGGACAATCAGGGGATACAACCTCCACATCTGTAACGCCTACGACTGCGACGATGGAGGGTGGCCCCTGCTCGCACCAGTGGACGCGAGGCCCAATGGGCTGGTCACCTTCGAGGTCGCGACGGCCGACAAGCATCCAGATGACTTCTGCCACTTCTTCATAGATGACTACCGTTTCGAGAGGGTATGGAACCAGCCTGAGCGCTACGTGGAAACCCTGAGAAAGTACGCAGGCGTCCTATCGCCCGACTTCTCAATGTACACCGACATGCCGCTCCCGATGCAGGCTTGGAACAGCTACAGGTCAAAGGCCCTTGCTCATTATTGGCAGTGGTGCGGCATTGACGTGATACCGACGCTGTGCTGGTCTGATGAGCGCTCATATGACTTCGCATTCAGCGGAATACCAGAGCGTTCCACAGTCGCGGTCAGTACGGTTGGTGTCGCCAGAAACAAAGAGGCATGCAGGCTCTTCGAGCAAGGATTGAGGGAGGCCATAGCACGACTCATGCCGCAATGCATCGTCTGGTACGGGAAGCTGCTAGAATTGGACATGCTGGGCACGAAAGTGGTCAACTATCCGAACGACAATCACGAAAGGGTACAGAAATGGGAGGCAGAGGAGCGTCAAGCGGTAGCACTGCACAGGGCGGAGGGGCATCAAAAATAGCGTCGACAACACCGCAAAAGCTGACTGATTCCCAGCTTGACAAGGCAATATCACACACAGACACCCAGATGAAGAGGGCAAGTGACAGGCTTGACGAGCTTTCGGAAAAGATAACAGAGGCCAGAATGTCGCCTCGCTCAGGAAGGACCGAACGAGTAGACAAGGCGATGTCAGACTACAATGAGGGCAGCAAGATATTCAACGAACTAAGGGATAGAAAAAGCGCTCTTGAAAACGAGAAGGCAAAGAGGAAAAGAGGAAGCCAAGCATCCGCAGGAAAAGTGTTCGTTAACTCATATGGTGAAGCGACACGCAGAAACATTACAAACCAAACATATGAGAGAGCACAAAGGAGACTAGAGAGAGATGTGGCTAGGTTCCTCGGGCGATAATCGAGATAGCATTGGGGAGGCCCCAATCCAGCGCGTCGAGGTTGACACCATAGACCCGCAGGCACGCGCCGAGATGGACGAGCTGCTAGGACTAGGTGAGTAAAGTGCCAGTAAAGGTTGCGATTCGCTGCGTGGAAAACGGCTCTAGCTTCGAGTCTCTTACGGAGGCTGCTGCATATGCTGGCGTGTCTGTTCAACTAATTGCACATTCTTGCAGTGAAGGTGTCGCAATCAAAGGTTTTCACTACCAACGGATTGATGGCGGTGGAAGGATGTGCGTCAAGGACAGACTTCGTAGGAACGCAAAAATGCGGAAAGACTTTGCGGACGGCATGAGCGTAAGAGACATTGCGGAAAAATACAAACTAACGTACCAAGCAGCGGCAAACGTCATCAAGGGTGAGGATACAGACGCAAAGAGAAGGCGCGAAGCGGCAGAGCGAAAAAGGCGAGATAAGAGAATACTCAAAGACCACGAAAAGGGCCTTACCTATAATGAGCTTGCAGAGAAGTACGGTTTAAGCAAACAAGGAATTGGACTCTGCCTAAGGCGAGCGCGTGGAATATGAGCAGGCGTGCAGACATAGTAAACGCATTGAAGGAAAACCCCACGGCCTTCGCAGGCCGCTTGGGGTTCCCCCTGCTTACCGACCTGCACCGAGACTGGTGCAGGGAGATGGTGTTCGGCAAGTCAGACCACACGCTGCAGGCACACAGAGGCAGCTTCAAAACAACGACCGTCTCGATAGCACTGTGGGAGCTGCTTCTGCTCAGGCCCAACGCACAGATGGCATTCTTCCGCAAGACGGACGCCGACGTGAAGGAGATTCTTGATCAGGTCAAGAAGATGCTCAGGACGGACGTGACCCAGTACCTCTCAGATGGCCTGTGGGGAGTCTCATGCCAGATAACCACCGACAACATGCTGGAGGTCAGCACGAGCCTCAGCAGCGACGCGCGAGGCGGCGCACAGCTCACGGGCATGGGCATAGGAGGCTCGCTCACGGGCAAGCACTACGACCTGATATTCACCGATGACATCGTGAACCTCAAGGACAGGGCGTCTAGGGCCGAGAGGGAGAGGACGAAGGACGCATACCGCGAGATAAAGAACCTCGTGAACCGTGGCGGGAAGATTTTCAACACTGGCACGCCGTGGCACGTCGATGACGCCTTCCAGCTCATGCCAGAGCCTGAGAGGTGGCCTTGGGACAAGACTGGCCTCATGACGCAGGAGCAGTACGACGAGATTGCCAAGGTCACCACGCCTTCGCTTCTCGCAGCGAACTACCAGCTAAGGCACATCCCCTCCGATGACGTGATATTCACCGACCCCAAGACTGGCGCGAGCCACGAGAAGGTCTACCACGGCATCTGCCACGTGGACGCCGCATACGGTGGGGAGGACTACACGGCGTTCACGGCCATGCGATACGAGGACGGAACCTACTACGTCTATGGCAGGGTCTGGCGCAAGCACGTCTCGGACGTCGCGAACCTCATCAAGGCAGACCACACCCGCCTCATGCTGGGCAAGCTCCACATCGAGACCAACGGTGACAAGGGCTTCATGGCTAGGGACTTCAAGCGGATGGGCATACCCGTGGTCCCCTATAATGAAACCATGAACAAAATCCTGAAGATCGAGACGTATGGAAAACAGGGCTGGCCTAACGTGGTGTTCGTGGACGGAACAGACCAAGAGTACTTGAATCAAATCTGCGATTGGACGGAAGACGCAGAGCATGACGATTGCCCCGACTCCCTCTCTTCATTGCTTAGGGTCGTGATGGCTAAGTCCAGAAACGAGGGCTACAAGTCACTCCTGTACTAGGCGAGGCAGCTCGGCCTTGAGAGAACGAACCTCAAGGCAACGCTCAAGGGCAAGCACAAGCATTGTGGTGGGTATCACTTCAAGTACGCCGACGAATAGGCTTTATGCACTTCGAGCCGTCTCAACCCCGTCCCAGCGGACACTTTGATTCACTCGTAGCCCGAAAATATTCGTTGCTCTACCTGCCGAGTATATGCTATACTATCCCTAGCAGGGGGGAGCACAGGGCGACCCCAGAGCCGAAGGGAGCACACGATGACCAAGGCAACGTACAGGGACTTCGACACGAACGAGAAGGTCACCTACATCAGGAAGTACCACGAGTGCTACGCAGAGTCCACCTCAAGGAACGGAAGGAAGTGCTGGGTATTCATCGGTTGGTCACCGCTTCCCGACCGCGAGCCTTCCAAGGTCACCCGCAAGTTCCGCTACTACGACACCCCATTCGGGCGGAAGAAGTTCCGCATGTAAGTGCTACAATCAACAGGGCGCCATGGTGGGCGCCTCCTCTCCCCTTCGGGTCGGCCTTCGGGTCGGCCCTTTTTTTTGACACGAGACTTGACATGTGGTAGCCTGTGCGCTAATAGGCAGCGAGGAACCGTCTGCCGCAATCAGGTGGCGAGGAACAGTCCACCGCAACTCCGAGGAAATGGAGACAAGTTGGCACTCACAGTCAAGCTTCTCAAGGGCATGGGCATCGATGAGGACAAGATTGAGGCAATCATCGCCGCGCACACCGAAACGACCGAAGGCCTAAAGTCGGAGCGTGACACCTACAAGAAGCAGGCTGAGCAGGTGCCAGACCTCCAGAAGAAGCTGGAGGAAGCCGAGGCGGCCGCACAGTCCAACGACTGGCAGGAGAAGTTCGAGGCCGAGCGCAAGGCGTTCGAGGACTTCAAGAGCCAGGTCGAGGGCGAGAAGGCGGAGGCAGCCAAGGCCAAGGCGTACCGCGAGCAGGTGCTCGCAAAGGCTGGAATCGGGGCCGAGTACATCGATGACGTCATGGGCGTCACCAAGCTCGACACCGTGAAGGTCGGCGAGGACGGCGCAATCGAGGGGGCCGAGGAACTGGCCTCGAAGGCAAGGGAGAAGTGGTCCTCGTTCGTGGTCAAGACCAAGACCACGGGAAGCGACCCCGCGACCCCGCCCAAGGGGGCCAACCTCCCCGAGGGAGCAGACCCCGCCGTCGAGAGGCGCATGGCAGAGCGGCACGCTAGGATGTTCGGAACCACCGAGACAAAGGAGTAAGCACATGAGCTACTTCGACGGCCCCAAGAAGGGCTACGGCTGGGCGGCGGGCTTCTTCCTCGTCAGCGACGAGAACTGCACCCGCACCAGCATCGACGTTCCTGCCGACCACGCGCAGGCCGTCACCCGCGACAACGGGCGCAAGGTCGTCCCCGCAGGCGCTGTGATCCCCGCCAACGACGCCACCGCCAAGGGCATCCTCTACGAGGACGTCGACGTCACCGATGGTGCCAAGGCCGGCTCCATCGTCACCGCAGGCACCATCTACGGCGACCGACTCCCCGCCGTGCTGGCCGAGGCTGCGGCCAAAGCCCTGACGGGCATCACCGTCGTGGAGGCCTCCCCTGCGGTCACCCGCCCCAACTGGACAAACTAAGGAGGCCAGACAATGCCTAAGTTCATCGAGAACACCCTCGGCATGCTCAACCCCGCCGACACGCTGACCACTGGCTTCCAGAACGTCGCGCGTCCCGTGGACCCGCTTGAGGGACTCTTCACCGACCAGACCACCCCGAACCTCGTCGCCACCTACCACACGATGGCGTCCGAGTACTCCATCCCCCAGATGGCCCAGTTCCACGCCTTCGACACCGAGGCGCAGAAGTCCATCCCCGCGCCCATCGACGAGCACAACGTCGAGAAGGGCCTCATCAAGGTCAAGCGCAACACCTCCGAGCTGCTTCGCCAGCTCACTGGCCGTGGCGTGACCGAGGAGACCGAGCTGTACGACGCTGTCATGGACTTCGCGGCCGACCTGTCCAACCAGGTCGTGACCCGCGCCAAGGTCGCACGTGCCGAGCTGATGGCGACTGGCAAGGTCACCATCAAGGAGAACGGCCTCGACACCACAGTCGACTACGGCGTGCCCGCAGCCAACCTCAGCCTGACGCTCGACCTCGGAGAGGGTGCGGCTACCGACCCCGCCTCCCAGCTTCAGGCCATCGTCGACGGCGCGGCCGACAAGGGCGTGACCCTCACGGGCATGGTGTGCGCCCGCTCCGTCCTGACCAAGATGCGCCAGAACAAGGCCGTCCAGAAGGCCATCAACGGCACCAACATGGAGGGCGTGCTCGTCACCAACGCGCAGCTCCGCGCGTGGCTCGACGACGAGTTCGGCATCGCCACCGTCATCACGGACGACCTCAGCTACTCGCTGCCGTACACCATCGGCTCCGACGGCCGTCCCGTCGTGACCCAGAAGCGCTACTTCCCGAAGGACAAGGTCTCCTTCTTCGGCACCGCCAACGGCATGATGCTCGGCGCTGGCCTCTGGGGCGTCCCGCCCGAGGTCGACCTCGGCTCCTACTACGAGGGCGGCGTGACCAACCGCGACACCTACGTCTACATCGCCCAGTGGTCCGAGAAGGACCCCGCCGTGCTGTGGACCAAGGCCTCCGCGCTGTTCATGCCCGTCCTGTTCAACCCGAACAGCCTCTACGTGGCCAAGGTCATCGAGACCGCTGGTTAGGAGTGACCGATGGACGTAGGGATTCTTGAGCAAGTCCTGTGGCACATCCACAACTGGTTCGAGCGAGAGCGGATTCCAGTCAGCACGTGCTGCATCGACGACGGCTCGCTCCCTACGTCCATCACCGACCGGATGCTTGACGGCCAGTGGTACCGCATAGAGGGCAGCTGCCTGAACGACGGACTCCACAAGAACCCCGACACGGAGCTGTCCGACGAGACGTTCAACGGGACCATAACGCTGCTTGCGATACCCAAGGCCCTGCTTGCCGTGGCAGAAGAGATATCCGACTGGGTGGCGCTCAACAGGACTGCCACCCAGCAGGCCGCAGCAAGCCCGTATCAGTCTACTCGTACTCCATCCGCTCCGACCTGACGGCAAATTCGGCCTCTGGTGGCCTCACAGGATGGCAGGCGGCGTTTGCCTCGCAACTCAACCCGTTCCGGAAGATTTCATAACTGGCGCTGGCTATGTTTGGAGGTATGCCTGATGGCTATGCCCGGCATCATGGGAGAGCGTGCCGAAACGTGCGTGCTTCTGGAAAAGACAAGAGTGCCAGATGGCGAGGGCGGCTGGGAGACTAGGTGGGTCGATGGCCCCGAGTTCAGCGCGACCATCACCCACGCGAGCAGCATCGAGGCCCGAGTTGCCGAGTCGGAGGGCATGACGTCCACCTTCACGGTCTGGACCGAAAAGGGCACCACGCTAGACTTCCACGACGTCTTCAGGGCCAGTGACGGGCAGGTGTACCGAGTCACGTCGCAGGGCGGGGACGAAGAGACGCCCGGCTCCGCGACGATGCAGGTGCAGCACGTGAGCGCCGAAAGGTGGCAGCTCGCATGACGCCAGAGGCAGCCGTCTACACGTTCCTCAGCAGCTTCGGCATCCCCGCCTACGCTGCCTCCTCGGTGCCAGACCAAGCAACGTTCCCGTACCTCACCTACGACCTTGTGCTGGGCGAGTGGGGACAACCCGAGGTCAACATGCCAGTCAACGTCTGGTATCGGACCGACTCAGAGGCGTTGCCGAACGCCAAGGTGCGCGAGATTTCGCAGGCGATAGGCATGGGAGGCGTCACGCTCCCCTGCGACGGCGGGATGCTCTGGGTCAAGAAGGGTTCCCCGTGGGCGCAGGCCGTCACCGTTGAGGGCGAGGACGAGAAGGTCAAGCGCCGATACGTAAACATCGACATCGAATACCTGACCATCTAAGGAGACAGGAATGAAGTTCACCCAGATACCGTCTGACACCTTCTCGCACCTGCAGCTTAACGCCGGGCTGATGCTCCGGGACTTCGACCCGAAGACCGCGACCGTGGACGGCTCCGGCATCATCGGCGCCACGAGCGGAGGCGTCGAGTTCAAGGCCAAGCCCAGCTACACGGACTTCGGCGAGGACATCGACAACTGCCCGTCCAACATGAAGGAGCTGAAGCGCCTCGACTCCATCGAGGTGTCCGGCACCCTGGTCACCGCCACGGCGGAGGTCGTGAGGCAGCTCGTGGGCGCGGCAGACGTCGACCCCAAGGACCTCACGCACGTCGTGCCTAGAAACGACCTCACGGAGGCGGACTTCATGGACGTCTGGTGGGTCGGCGACTACTCCGACAAGAACGGCGACAAGAACGGGGGGTTCCTCGCCGTCCACATGGAGAACGCCCTCTCGACCGGAGGGTTCTCCCTCAAGTCGGACAACAAGAAGAAGGGCCAGATGGACTTCGAGCTGACCGCGCACTACTCGATGGACGCCCCGGACAAGGTGCCTTACGAGGTGTACGTCAAGGCCGGGACCGACGAGACGGCGGGGGTGTAGGCATGAGGCTCTCCGAAATCGGCGCGGACCGCGCCATGGACGTGCTTGGCGTGCTCATCCCGAGGGTCGTGGCAATCGCCACCGACCGGCGCGTCGCGGACGCGCTCAGGGCCGCCGACGGCTCCTCGGGCAAGGCGCAGGCCATCGCGCAGGCCGCCCCGCTGCTCTTCTCCGAGCACGGGGAGGACGTGATCGCGATACTCGCCGCCACGGACGGCCAGGAGGCCGGCGAGTGGAAGGCGACGCACACGCTCCCTCAGGTCCTGCAGGGGCTGGTCGAGCTGCTCACCGACGAGGAGGCGCTCGATTTTTTAGGCTCGCTTCCCGCAGGGACGGCCGCAGCCTCCTCCTCTGCCTCGGGGAGTACCGGGGACCTGACGGCGTAGGGCCGTTCCTCGCCTACGCCGGCGCGAGGGCCCGCGAGGACGAGGAGCGCGCCCTGTGGCGCGCGTACGTCGCGGACAGCGTGAGGGCCGCCGCGCGGGGGGAGTACGTGGAGCGCCCGTACACGGCGCTGCTCGGCGACCTCGACCCGAGGGAGCGGCCGAGCGAGGGGTTCGGGGAGATAGCGCGCCGCGTCGTGGCCCGCGCGGGACTTAGGGTGGTGTGACATGAACCTGCTGGACCTGATGGTGAGGATAGGCGTCGACGACCAGGCGTCGCCCGAAGTCGGCGGCATAGCGAGCGGAATCACTGGCAAGCTGGGTCAGGCCGCGAAGGTTGTCGGCACGGCAATCGCGGGAGCGACGGTGGCTGCTGGCGCTGGTGCCGTCGCAATCGGCAAGGCCGCAGTGGACAGCTACGCGAGCTACGAGCAGATGGTCGGCGGCGTGGACAAGCTCTTCGGCGACGCCTCGGGGAAGCTGCAGCAGTACGCGGCGCAGGCCTACCAGACCAGCGGGATGAGCGCCAACCAGTACATGGAGCAGGCCACCAGCTTCTCCGCCGCGCTCATCAACTCCCTCGG